TTGCCTTTTACTATTGAAACAAGAATGCTCTTTCCATCCAGAAACCAGCCTTCGGGGACAATAGCCTCTCCCTCTTCACCCCTATATAGAATTCGTGGCTTCGTATTATTACCAACGGCATCAATATCAGTTGAGTAGGCGTAGTTGTCGTCTTCTGTGTATGCGTTAGAGGCATTAGTCCACGTCTCATCGACATTGACGTCGAGTGCAGAAAGATTTCTTTTTTCCGTAGCCAATACACTTCCTCATAGCAATAACGGTCTGCATCACCCACGCTGGCGGTGCAGACCGTTTGATTTCATTAGATCATCCGCTTCGGATTAGTCGAGTGAAACGTCGAGATCACCGGCAGCGAATTCAGGGGTATTCCCGCTAACAATAGCTTGTGGAGTACCTAATGAACCGTGTGCTAACATGTTTCCGCCTGAGCTGGCATCAAACAACGCAAAGTGTGATACTGTGCCCCACGGGCCACTGGCCTGCGGGAAGGTAATAGCATTTGCATTGTCAATAAGACACGGAGTTGTTCCTGTAGCTGCGTTCCAGTCGCCGGCTGCGGTTGTTACACGAGAATAGTTATTACCAGAAGGCTCGGCTAAGCCAGCGGCGTCGTCACCAGGATCGGCTGTGCTCAAACCAACATAAATTGTCGGAGCAGTGTAAGCACCTTTGTTGAACACATGATCCAGAATTTCCGCTTCCCAATAATCTGCAAAACTTCCCATTTTTAACTCCTTCCCAAAGTACGTCTTTGAGACATTAATAGTTTTGTTGCTTTCATTTTTCCATCGGCCAAAGGATAGCTCAGCCACGAATTGCTACCACCGGCAGCAAAGAATTCAACTTCTCTTTCAATTACATCAGCTTTTCTTCGATACTTTTTAACATCCTTACCAGAAGCATCAATATTGGCTGTAGGGTATAACGAGGTTCCACCAATAGTAGCTAAAGCATATTCAGCACAAGCTTCCAGTAACTCTTCGGGGTAGGTCACTTCAAGATCAGTTGCGGGATCATAGACTCCAGATCGCGGGCACTCAGTAGATTGATCCGCATCTTCACGAGAGCCCGCGAACGTCCATCTGGAATCTATGTAATCCGTTGCCCTGACAATCGCGTACTGGATCTCCGTATCCGTTGCGGTGTACACGTTTCCACGGTCTTCGTGATAGTCTTTGAAATACTGTACCGAAATATACGCGTTTGCATCAGATGCCGGTACATCAGGATCTTGTACTACGAAAGCCATGTCTCGATAACCTCAACAATTTCTTCCTTTGTCACAGTTGGATCATCCATGATACTTGCAACATCCGCTACTTTCGGATGAGGGTTTGTGTCTTTTTCAATCCATTTTTCCTTTTCAATTTGATTCACTGCACTTATTACTGCTTGCTGTCTTTGATTCGGCAGTTTAGCGTCGTCCAAAAGTTGCTCTTCCTTGACTTCTTTTTCCGGTAAAACAGCAGTGTCGTCAACTCTTATTGCTTTTGATTCTTCCTTGACTTCTTTCTTCGGCTCTTCCTCGACTGTGTCCGACACGATCTCAAACTTGACTTGATAACTCGTGGTAAAATACTTCTTCAAGCCAATAAGATCATTTGCTGGGATGGTATCTTCGTAAACACCATCAACAAATTTACGTTTACGCAATACGATTGTTTTGCCTTTAAGGCCACCTGTCAGGGTCATTCGGATTTTTTGAGGTTGCATATTAATCTCCAATTATAGAAACATAAAGAAGAGTAAGCCCAGGACGTCCCTGGGCTACTCTTAGTAGTTTCGATTAGCTTCCGACCTGATATTTCACTGCCGGTAACGTAGCATCGAGCATCACTACTGCTAATGCAGCACCACTCGCACCTTCGTGGGTGATGGTGCCGAATAGACCAGCCAGAGCGATCTCAGGATTGTCCCAGGTCGCTGGGGGCAGGAATGCTACTTCGACAGTATGATCACCAAGGCCATCTGTGGTTTCTGCAATTGTGAGGTTAGGCGTAGAGTAAGACGCACCAGCAATCGAGGCTGTTGCATTCAACGCTGTGACGAGCAGAGCAGCGATGGTATCAAAGTCGGCGACGGTAACAGCAGTAACTGTCACTCTCTCGACAACAGCTCCAGCCGTATCTTTAATCGTGATACGAGCACGCCAGTCTGCAAGATCTGCACCTTCGGTTATCGCAGTGACAACTGCATCGGCCCACTGGTCGTCGCTTGGCATACCAGTATACGCCTTCATTATCTGCTTGGCATCTGCTACAGAGTCGGCTACTACGATAGCAGTATCTTTGCCCTCAACCAACGTAATTCTTGAGTCGGCTGGTAATTGTACATGATAAATTCCCATATTATATTCCTTCCATAGTTTCTAAAGGTTGATATGACGTAAGAATAAAGAAGAGGGAGTCTTCGGACTCCCTCGTTGCTTTCATTCTTGATTAGTCGAGAATTCCTTCGGCACAGCTCAGGCCAAGCTCGGAGAACAGGGCCAAACCACAGTACCACTTGACACGCCAGATGTGCTCGTCTTTGTCTTCGGACTCACCAACATCTACGACATGCAGTCCGTAAGCGTTGGCAGCAGTCAGGCCCATCAAACCTGTCTTCATGTCACCGTCATCAAAGACGCCGGCGAATATTGTGGTGCAGCCAGTGCCGGCACCCTTGGTTTGATTGATCGGAATCCAGTCGTTCCGAAGAATCGGTACGCCGGAATATGCCGGAACATTCTTGCCGCTGGGCAGCTCGAAAACTTCCGTCATGTTCACGCCACCAAGAGCACGAAGCAAAGTCTTGTAAGACCGAATCGTGCGAGCGTGCATGACGAGGTAATCTACCTCACCGTCTTTTGCGGTTACGAGGTCGAGCATTTCATCCAGGATGGTGAAGCTCAGGTTCGAGCCATCATTGCCTGTGGTGGCCTTCTGACCAGAAGCACACAGATTGATGAGTCCGTTAAACTCATCAGATGCACCAGAGCCATTGATGAGCTGATCCTGGTACTCACGACCAGCACTTTTTGCCTTAGAGGCGATCTGAACACCGGCCTGATCATTTACGGAAGATCGAGTTGCCTGAATCAAGCCGTCGACTTCGGCATCACCGATGATCTTGGTTAGAGAGCTTGTTACCTGGGTGAAAGTCGCAGCAGCCTTAGCGGTGATTGTATCACCTACGCCAGCAGCCTGAACGTCACCAAGAGCATTTTCGCGGTTATACGCCAAAGCGTTACCGTCGATGCCCTCGAACGGAAGTAATTGGAACATGTGGTTGACTGTTATGATGCTTTCAATCAAACCTGCGGTCAGTTGATCCTGTGCCAGTTTTGCACTTTCAGCTAATGTTACACTTGCCATTGTAATTTCCTTTCTCGGTTCGCGTTTATAATTTTCAATTAGCACATTGAAAACCATCGCGGTTCCGGCCAGGATCACCCTTGCCAAGTGCCACCATTCAGTCTGTATTATAATATTATCGGACTCAGAAGTCAAGGGAAATTTACTTCTGAGTCCGATTTTTTCAAAAATTTCTACTTCTTAGCTACTGCACCTAATCCAGCGGAGATCTTCTGGGCGGGTGTTTGATTTTTGGCATTATTTCTGCGGACGCCCACAGGTACGTGTGTTGTCTGCGTGCCACCACCAGTTTGAGCCTGTTGAGAGGGGAAGAGCTGCTTGAATTCTGCTGATTCTGACATCTCAGCCAGTAACTCATCAGCCTGCATCAATTCACCCGCACGATCTGCTTGTTTGGAGTAGCGGGGCTCGCCATTTGCATCGACGATCACAACTTTAGGAGTCCCATCTGTTTCCTGGATTTTCATTTGACCTTTAGCAAAGGGAGCGACCAACTTTGCATTGAGGCCCTGAAATGCAGAGGCTGCGTTCATAACGGAAGTGTCAAGCATGTAGTTGTGCAGAGTATTCTTCTGAGCAACTATCAAATTATCCTTCTCAGATAATGCTTTCTGCAAGGCTTCGTTGGCTTCTTTCTTGACCACTGAGATTCGTTGCTGGACGTCTTGCTGACTTGAAGAAGCCTGTTCAGTCAGCTCAGCAATCTTTGCCTGGACACTCTGGTGAATCGCTTCCGGAGTGTCACCATAATCTGCCAAGAGTGACAAATCAACTTTGTTGGCCTTCTTGGCTGTTTCCACGTCACCGCGAGCCTTCGTCAAAGCTCCATTGAGCCCAGAAATGACGGCAATCGCTGCGGTCGTGACAGAGTCGGTCTTGAGCTGGAAACCTTCACCTTCGCCTACTTCTTCATAGAAGGCACGAAGATTTTCCGGTACAGCATCAAGCTTCTCGACTTTGCGGTTCTTGGTGAAATCAAATTTCATGTTCGTTTTCCTTTCAATTAACATTCAGGGTTTCGGCTTACTCATTCTCATTATTGTTATCAGGTATAGAGCGTGTATCTTTCTTATTGAAATCAACAAACTCATCTGATAATACGCCACGTCGTTGTAGCTCTTTCAAATATTCTTCGGTGGTAAGTCCGCCTTCATTCCAGGTGTTATACAGTGCCTGCAACTCCATTGCTTCTGGAGAGGTAAACTCTGTAGGTACAGTTGCCTTACCACTGTGAGGCTTTCTCATCCACTCAGACATCATAAATAACGCGTAATTAAGAGCGTCATTAAAACGAAATACAGCATCTTGTAAAGGCGATGTAGCCTCAGTTGAATCAAGATTTCTTGCAGACGCCGATTCACGATCAGGACGCTCTTTTGTAAATTCTGCACCGTATGACTGCATCCTTTTCTCAAGATCCTGGAGATCTTTTCGGCCAGCCTCAATAGCCGCACCTTTATGTTCGACATAATAAAATCGAGCAGCAGGATCAGGAGTATATAACCATTCTTTAGGCCCAATTATTAATCGGCCTTCCTCATCATCGCCACCGGAGCACGCGAGCATTGGGAATCGAGCTACAGTGAGAATTGAGATCTGATCTGACATTGATTGCCAATGCCGTATGTTCAAATCAGCAAGATCGTCCAATGGAGACTTACCTAACATGAAGCCTTGGCGGTCTGCATAGAATGTCACCAGTGGAATGAAGTCAATGTCCATCCAAAAAGTTTCGGCGATCTGCCAAACTTCTTTTTCATCCTGTTGGTGAATATCGACACGTACTTTTTGTACGAAATTAGGTTCATTGTCCGTGCCTATATTAAGCATATCAATTTCCAGGACTCGAATTTGAGTAGTTACAATCTCTTCCCAACCATCGAGGGACACTACATCTTCTTGAATTCTGATATGTGTTAAAACTTCTTTACCATTAATCCTCGTAGATAGTGCAAAGATAAGTTGTTCTGGTTTGACATGTACAAAATATGGGCGTATATTCATTCGATCATCATCAGCCATTGACCGAGGAAATATCGATTCCACACGAGGAAATTCAACCAGTGTGTGGCTAAAGGCTTTTGCGACACCATCACGGAACCAACTACGAGCATATACATCAAGGTTATTACCATTAAGATCAACATCATCCATTAGTGGTTTAAGATGGCTGGGAAAATCATCAGTATACTGGATTTGAGATCCAAAAGGCTTACCAACCCACATCCTAAGTGTTAGATCCACCATATTAAATAATACATTTCCGGCAATGCGATCTCTATAGTTTGAAGGTGTTTCATGTTCGTGACGAGGAGCCATATATTCAGCAGCTTCTCGCATTGCTTTGGTTCCAGCAAGCAATGTATCCATCTTGTACCAATGATCTTCCATCGCTTGATAAGCTAAACTTGTAGTGGCTACGGTCGCTTTTTCTTTCTTTGCCATTTCACCAATTCCTTTGAATAATTGAACGTCTTGTCCATCTCAATCGGTATCGAGTCATGTCACCAGCATGATCTTCAACATCTGAATTGACATCATCTAAATTTTTATCATCACGAGGCAAACATGGCACAGTGCGTCTCCAGTCTTTGCATCGTTCACACACGAATAGTCCTCGATGTTCTCTGGCCCCATTAACTGGAACAGCTCCAGCCAATAAAGTCCTCAATTGTTGCCAGCCCTGAACACGAGAACCTTTAGACTTATCCACATCATCCCAATACACTCCAGCCTTTTTCATGTCACCAGCTACAGTCTTTACTCCATCATACTTTGAGAAGATCGAAGAGTCCGCTGGGCCTCGTTTAATTCGTCCACGCAAACCCATCTCTTTTTCATGGGACTTAATTTGCTGGGCTATTTCATAAGCAGCCATATTAAGACCCTTATTGTCATCATTGGTGCAGCCATAATATTCATTAAACAAAAATAAATCACCCTTAATATTACCATACTCTCTATTAAATAAAGTGATCGGGTTCCCATTAGATTCGGCCCACCAACCTATAGAGAACGGTCTTGATAGTCCGTGGTCATACGCACGATTCATAAACCAGCCTGATTTCCTAAGTAGGAAATACGGGATATCTGGGATAACGTGAACTTTCTCATTCCAGATATCATCGAACATACCACCAGATGTAATGTCCCAGGAGCCGTCGATCCACGCGGCAAGCTCGGCTGCATTTCGTGCGGCAACTCGCAGGGTCTGAACATAATTGGGCTGAGCCATCAGCATGATCTTATTCTCGGCGAGACTACTTCGGATAGCGACTCGCGGACGTTCTCGCTCATCTTCCGGGATGCCTTCGCGTTCATCCTTTATGACCTTGCCGATCAGCATTCCATCCACCATCGGAAGCTGGAATCTCTTCTTCACCCAGTTATGCCCAGGGCCGTAAGGGTTAGTCGTGGCTCGGATGCGACATAGCTTCGCCACCTGCGGATGACTCGACCGGCTCAATGAGAAGAGCGGTGTATAGCATTCTGAATTAGGCCACGTCGTCAATTCTTCAAATCCGATCCACGGATAACTGTGTCCGTGATAGTTCCAATATTCGCCCGGCCGCATAATGTGCCGGAACTTTAATGTCTCGCCGTCTGGAAAGACCCATGTCTTCGCCTGCTTATTGTAATCAGCTTTCGGCCAAATCTTCTTGAACCACTTCAACGACTTATTGATGATGTCGTCAAGTTCCGGGAAGGTTCGCCGAAACAAAATTCCTTTCCACTCTTCGCCGAAACCTTTGCCGACGAATTGAGCGTAGTCCATCAACAGCGTGTCAGTTTTGCCACCGCCTCGGTTGCCTGCGAGGAGCACCTCGAAGATCGGACACCGAAGAGTTGCTTCCTGACTTCCCGGCTGAGGAAACCAGATCGCGGGCACGCCGTCGATGTACGCGGTCAAAATACCTGCTTCATTTAGTCTCCACTCAACTTGTTCGCTCATTACTCTTTCACGTTGAAAACGTGCTTGAACTCTTCGCAGGTGTCACCATCACTGGTGTCAACACATCTTTGCGTACAGAATCGGCTCTTTGGCCTTCGCCATCCGCAGCTTCGACACTTCAAGTCTACGCCGGATGCGAAGAACTTCTCCAAAGCCATGACGCACGCCGTCTTACTGACGCTGTCGCCAAACTTCTCATTCACTTCTT